TTGAGCAAACACACAAAATGAACTCACCCAATGTCTCTGCCGCTTATGATGCTGTCGAACGCTTTATCAAAAAGAAGCCAACAGAATACGATCAAAAATCGTTCGAGCTGGCTTGGGATTGGGTTGAAACAATCATGCACCCTTACTGGCGCAACTCATCTGTCGTATCATTTGACACCATTAAAAATTCGCCTCTTATTGAAACACGCGAAAAGTCTGCAGGTTTGCCTTGGAATTTATCAGGCATTCCATTCAAAGAGGAGATGTATGAGGAAAAATGGTGTCGTGACTGGATTGAGGAACGTTGGGACGGTTGTTTGAATGATATGCTTACACTCGCACAAGTCACCGTCAAGAAAGAAATTTTGCCAATCAAAAAGTTAGCAATCAATCGACTGCGAAATGTCATCGCTGTCGATGGAGCGCACAACATGTGGAATCAACGACTCACTTTTGTGATGCACCACATTATGCAAAACCATCCGATTGCAACTTTAACCGCCTTAGGTTGGTCGCCTTACAATGGTGGTATGCAGGATTTAGCTGATTGGCTTTCGAAACATCCCCATGGTTACGAGTTTGATGGTTCAACTTGGGAAGCACATTTATGGGAAGACTGTCTTTTGAAGATAGCGGACCTTAAGTGGCGTGCGCTTAAACCTTCTGACCGCACCCCTGAAAATCGTTTGAGGTTCCACAACGTGTACAAAATGATTTCACGTTGTCCCATTGTGCTTCCGGATGGAAACACTTTTATGAAGGGTGATGACGGCGACGGTGGAAATCTTACAGGTCAAGTCGGCACAGCACATGATAATTCACTTATGATGCTGTTCACTATAGCCTATGCCTATGTACGGCTTGTTGACATTGACTACCACCGTTTCCGAACTTTGCTTTCAATCATCACTCTTGGTGACGATTGCACTATGACTATTTCTTCTCAAATCCATGAAAAATTTAACGGAAAAACCATTGCGAAATTGGTTTATGAAGAATTGTCTGTTGTGCTTGAATCACCTTCTTGGGAGCCTAGGACATTTGACAAACTGGGCTTTCTTTCAATGCATTTCTATTGGGATGTTGAACACCAGCAATGGGTTCACACAGTTGATCGAGATAAACTGTATTCTTCTTTGCTTCAGGGTGGGACTGAAAGGACTCCTCCTGAGCAATTACAAAGACTTTGTGGCATGAGAAACGTCGCGTGGGGAAACCTGCAAATGCGACGTGAAATTGATATGCTCATTGCCGAGTACATAGATCTCTACGACAAAAACTTCAAAACACATCCCGACTGGATTCAGGCAAATAAATCCTATGTCAACGATCGTCTTCTGGAACGCCTTTACTTTGGCTTCCATTCCCTTGAGTTTGAGGGTACAAAGCTCTTTGGAATTGATGATCGCTTCCTTGAAAAGCTTCATTTTGCTTACAGTGAGTTCGATCACACTGCATTCCATTCACAATCGCCTAGCTCACAAGGCGTGGGACTGTGAGTGCTCCCACAAACAGACCTATGTCTGATCGACTCTACAACAGTGTCAAAGCAAACGCGAAAAAACAAGCAAAGAAACTCGTCCCGAAATCAGTTCGCAAAGCCTTCAAGAAAGCACGACAATCGACAGTTGGACATATCGAGAAAACTTTGGACACAATTTTGCCTGGCAAATCTTCGCTTGATAAGAAACAGTCATTAATTGAAACACAATCAAACATGCCCAAGAAACCTGGAAAATCAAAGAAAGGAAAATCAAAGGGAAAATCGCGCGCGAGGTCAGTTAAAGGCCTGACGAAGACTATTGTCAAGAAAGCAGTTCGAAAAACAAAGCGAGCTTTCAAAAAAATGCCAAAGGGCAACGGTAAAAGAACAAAACGTCGCTTCAATATGAGAGGCAGGGCTGGGCGTCCTGCTGGTCTTTCTGCGCGAAAAGCCTTTTCAATGGATTATGCCTGTTTCAAGGGGCGTGACTATGTGACTACACTCCAATTCTCTGGCCCGAATCCTGACGGTCAGCAAATTCTTGAAGGGCCTGGTCAAGTTATTTTCAAAACACAACTGCAACCCTGGAAGATGGTTGCGAATGGCCGCCTTGCAAGATGTATGGCACTTTTTGAGAAGTGGAGACCAAAATCTCTTACATTCCGATTACGGTCGGGTATGCCCGGAGGCATGAATGCAGGAACAGTTTTAGCAGTTTATGAACCCAATGTGCTTGAAAAACTTCCTCCGGTCACACTTGGTTCCGATCTTCCGGACCGCGCTTCGCTGTCAATCTACGAAGCGCATTCAAACGCCAAAATCTTGCAGGTTGATCCCAACAACAAGCAAAAGGATGGTAATACAGATTTTTCCGTGCGCGTTGATCTTCAAACAGGTCCCTTCGGTGGTTGGTTTTTTTTTGACAGCTCAAATGTTGTGCCAATTGGTGAAAGCTCTTTTGGTCAGTTCATGATTATGGTTCAACTCCCAATGAACTGTCTTGGTTCTTCAGGACAGTATAAAACCAACACAACCATTAATTGGGCAGACCTTATTCTTGACTACGAAATCGAATGCTCCGTTGCAAATGATGAGCCTGTTGAGGCTGGTCCTGGACCAAACACCATTGCTGCACAGCGAACGGTCAACGCTACTTCGCTGTATCAAGCCATGGGCTTATCGTCTGGAGCCTACGACTTGAACACTGTTTTCACAGCAAACCCAATTAAATCTGGAGCTTGTATTGATGATTTTGGCGCCGTAGTCGCAGTCGCCTCAAATCAAGTTTCGATTGAAATACCTCAAGTTACAGGCAATGGACTTTTAGCCTTCTTGGTGTATAGCCTTGGCACAAAAGCAGATGCCGGAACAACAGGCGCCGGATTTTTGAGCCCTACCTGTTTGACTTATACCAATAATGGCTCTTCGTCCTCAGCTGGCAGTGTTGAAGTCGCCTCTGTAACTAATGTCACAAGTTCAACTACACGTTACATGATGATTGTTCAGTGCCCTACCAACGTTAATGCTCCCGAGCCCAAAGACACTTATTCTATTTCACCTGGTGCTTGGACAGCTGGCACCGGTGGAACAGGCTCTGCGACAACAAATGCCACAGTTGAATTTTATGCGCTTGAGTTCCCTGATGAGTGGGTGGAAAACACCGCTGAGGAAAAACTTTCTCTCGATAACCCAAAGGTTCAAAAGCTGCTCGCAAATTTGCTCAGGCAGCACCCTGAATTCACACCCTTGCAGGTGAAGGCTTCACACCCAGTAACACACAAACCTATTGAAGAAAAGAAAGGAATTGCGCGTGTGCTTGCTTGCCCTGACTCAGATGATGATTGGGATGAGCCAAAATCCCTTCACTTTGACTTTTCACAGTGCCGAACACAAATCAGCGAAAGCGACGAAAAGAAGGCGCCTTCAAAAACATCGCGTCCCTCCTCGCTGAAGTCCTCTGGAGGGAAGGACAAAGAAAAACTTTGAAAATGGCACTGAAATTCAACCGAGATGGACTTGCTAAGTTTATTGATGCTACTCTACTCTCTAATCTCACTTACCACAGAAGTCGTTCTATACTTTGGGAGCGCTTCTCGAAACTCATGAAAGAGGGGAAGGAAGAAAAGAAGGACGATTCTTATGTCCTTGACTATGCTATGTTCAACTCGATCAAATCCGCACTCACCTCCCGTTCAGACAATTTTACAGACGAAAAGAAGCTTGCACTTGAAACCGCACTTCAAGAGATACTATCGCAGCTTGCTGAGGAGGATGAGGATGATGATGATGAAAAGGAGGAAGCGCCCCCTCCTAGGCCTAAACGCGAAGAACCAAAGCGCGATGAAGCCGAACACTAGTGATACAGCGAGATCACTGTTTTCCGAGCAATCGGTTTTCAGGAACTCTCTGCTGTCGTGCAGTGAACGTGCGGTTTGTTTTTTTCCGTGCGTGTTTTGCCGAACTTAAAGTCAGTCATAACGCCATGGTTGCCACTTGATACGCTGAACGGTTCCGATGGTCGAATTTCCGATTCGTGAACACGTCCAAGATGGATTCTCCTGGGGCTGACAAAATCACAAATTTGGAATAGAAGCTTTGCTTCTTCGGGGTTAACGTGCTGCAAAGCTGACTCCCGTGTTCAAAAGCTCATATGCAAAATGGAAG